AACCGCAACGGACAGACTAGCTCAGGATTATATAGTTTGTTCATACCTATGGAATGGTCGTACGAAGGATTCATTGATACTTATGGGGTACCTGTATTCGATACGCCAGCAAAAGCAGTTACAGGAGTCGACGGCGCAGAAATAGTATATGGTGTTATTGAGCATTGGCAAAATGAAGTAGATGGTTTAAAGTCAGATCAAGATGGACTTAACGAATACTACAGACAGTTTCCAAGAACAGAACAACACGCGTTTCGAGATGAAGCAAAACAATCATTATTCAATCTTAGTAAGATATACCAACAGATAGATTATAATGAAGATTTAAGAAATACAAATATTGTAACTAGGGGAAGTTTTCAATGGGAAAACGGAATACCTGATACTAAAGTTATATTTTATCCTAATAAAGATGGAAGGTTTTTAATATCATGGATACCTCCTTTGTATTTACAAAATAATGTAATAATCAAGAATGGTAATAAATATCCTGGTAATGAGCATTTAGGCGCTTTTGGATGTGACTCTTATGATATATCAGGAACTGTTGATGGAAAAGGTTCTAATGGAGCTTTAAGTGGATTAACTAAATTCTCAATGGATGAAGCACCAGCCAATAGTTTCTTTTTAGAATACATTGCAAGACCTCAAACCGCTGAGATATTTTTTGAAGAAGTTTTAATGGCTTGTGTGTTTTACGGCATGCCAATACTTGCGGAAAATAACAAACCTAGATTACTCTTTCATTTTAAGAGAAGAGGTTATAGAGGTTACTCAATGAATAGACCAGATAAGATATATGCAAAATTATCAATAACAGAAAGAGATATTGGCGGAATACCAAACTCTAGTGAAGATATTAAACAAGCGCACGCCGCGGCTATCGAATCATATATAGAAGACTACGTTGGTTTTACAGAAGATGGCTATGGCTCAATGTACTTTACTAAAACATTAAATGACTGGGCTAGATTTAACATAAACGATAGAACAAAGCACGATGCTTCTATCAGTTCAGGGTTGGCAATAATGGCCTGCAACAAGAATAGATACGTGCCGAATAACCCAATAATTAGACAGGTGCATAATTTAGGAATTAAAAAATACGACAATACAGGTTCTTTATCAAAAATATACTAAATGAATATATACACAAATACAAATAGCGCATTCCCTAGTCAAGTAGTACCTGATGTGGTTAAAGCTTCCGAGGAATACGGATTACAAGTATCGCGTGCTATAGAACAAGAATGGTTTGAGCAGGGCAGAACTACGGGAAATAGATATTTAACTAATTGGAATAATTTTCACCAGTTAAGATTATATGCCAGAGGAGAGCAGTCTGTGCAAAAATATAAAGATGAATTAGCAACCAATGGTGATATTTCATATTTAAACCTAGATTGGAAACCTGTGCCGATCATATCTAAATTTGTGGACATCGTGGTAAATGGTATGTCGCAAAAAGGATACGACATAAAAGCATACGCTCAAGATCCAGAGTCTTTAAAAACAAAAACAAATTACGCCCAATCTATATTAAGAGATATGTATTCTCAAGATTTGATTGCAAAAGCTCAAGCTTTAACAGGTGAAAATTTCGCTAGTTCTACATTGGGTAAAGACGAATTACCTGAAACAAAAGAAGAGCTAGAATTGCACATGCAATTAAACTACAAGCAATCAGTTGAGATAGCAGAAGAAGAGGCTATCAATAATGTATTAGCTCAAAACAAATGGGACTTAACTAAACGTAGATTAAATTACGATTTAACCGTGTTAGGTATTGGATGTGCAAAAACAAACTTTAATGTTAGCGAAGGTATAAGACTAGAGTATGTTGACCCAGCTTATTTAGTTTACTCTTATACGGAGGATCCAAACTTTGAAGATATATATTATGTCGGTGAAGTTAAAGCTGTGACAATACCAGAATTAAAAATGCAATTCCCTGATATATCAGAAGAGGAATTAAAAAGAATTCAAGAAATGCCAGGCAATAGACAGTATATAACTGGATGGGGTAATTATGATGAAAATACTGTTCAAGTATTATATTTTGAATATAAGACTTATATGAACCAAGTTTTTAAAATAAAATATGGCGAAAATGGAATGGAAAAGGTTATTGAAAAGACAGATGATTTTAACCCTCCTAAGAATGATAAATTTGATAGAGTATCTAGAACCATTGAAGTATTATATACTGGGGCTAAGATTTTAGGCACTAATACAATGCTAGAATGGAAACTAGCTGAGAATATGTCTAGACCATTTGCTAATCAAACTAAAGTTGAAATGAATTATGTTATTACTGCCCCTAGAATGTATAAGGGTAGAATTGATTCAATAGTAAACAAAGTAACTGGATTTGCGGATATGATCCAATTAACGCATCTTAAGTTACAACAGGTAATGTCTAAGATGGTCCCTGACGGAGTCTTCGTAGATGTTGATGGACTTGCTGAAGTTGATTTAGGCAATGGCACAAATTATAATGCTGCAGAAGCTTTGAATATGTATTTCCAAACTGGTAGTATTATCGGTAGATCACTAACTCAGGAAGGCAGTGGCAACCCAGGTAAAGTGCCAATTCAAGAATTAAATAGTTCTTCAGGACAGGCTAAGATCGCATCATTAATACAAACTTATCAGTACTATTTACAGATGATAAGAGATGTAACCGGATTGAATGAGGCACGTGATGGAAGTATGGTTGATAAAGATACGCTTGTAGGGCTTCAAAAGATGGCACGCAACGCGTCAAATACCGCTACTAAACATATTTTACAAGCAAGTTTATTTTTGACTCTTAGAATGTGCGAAAACGTGTCGTTAAGAATCGCGGATTGCTTAGACTATCCGTTATTAGCAAAAGTATTAGAGGAAAGTATAACAACATATAATGTAGCTACTTTAAAAGAAATAAAATATTTAAACTTATATGAGTTTGGTATTTACTTAGAATTAGAACCTGATGAAGAAGACAAAGCCTTATTGGAACAAAATATTCAAGTAGCATTACAAAGTGGCGGAATTGATCTTGATGATGCAATTGATATTCGCCAGATTAAAAACTTAAAGTTAGCTAATCAAACTTTAAAGTTTAGAAAAAAGAAAAAACAACAGGCTGCTCAAGCTGCTCAAATGGCCAACATACAAGCGCAAGCGCAAGCAAACCAACAGACTGCAGAACAAGCGGCTTTATTTGAAGTACAGAAGCAACAAGCATTAACGCAAGAAACAGTTAATGTAGAACAAGCAAAATCTCAGTTCGAGATACAGAGAATGCAAACGGAAGCTGAAATAAAGAAACAATTAATGGAAACGCAGTTTCAATACGATATGCAATTAGCGCAAATCAAAATGCAAACCATTGATAAAAACCTGCAAGCAGCTGAAGATAGAAAAGATGCTAGAACAAAAATACAAGCAACACAACAATCCGAATTAATAGACCAACGTAAAAACAATTCATTGCCTAAAGATTTTGAAAATCAAGGTTCAGAGTTTTCAGGAGACTTAAGCGGAATGTTAGGAATATAAGAATCTTATTAACCAATTTTATATTATTATATCATGTCAGAAATTATTAAACAAGAAGGAGACTTCAAAATGCAGAAACCAAAAAAACCTAGAAATTTATCTAAGGTAGATAACATAACAAAGGTTGATTTGTCTACACCTGCAGTAGAACAGGAAATAACAAAAGTAATTATTCCAAATACCGAAAAAGATGCCATTCAAGAGTCAAGCACAAAGGAAAGCATGTTACGCGCAGAACAGCCCGCAGTGGAATTGCAAGAAGTGGGGCAAGGAGACCAAAGGCCCATTGAAGATGTTATTCAAGAAATTGAAATCACAGAAGTAAATATTGCAGAGGTTGAAAAGGAAGTTGCTCAGCACGTGCAAGAACAAATAAATACAGGCAAACCACTACCGGAAAACATTGAAAAGCTAGTTAGCTTTATGGAAGAAACCGGTGGAACTATAGAGGATTATGCCAGATTAAATACAGATTATTCTTCTATAAATAATGAAGTACTATTAAAAGAATATTATAAAAAGTCAAGACCACATTTAGACGCTGAGGAAATTGAATTTCTTATGGAAGATGAATTTAGTTACGACGAAGAAGAAGATGATGAACGAGACATCAGAAAGAAAAAACTCGCATTTAAAGAGGAGGTTGCTAAAGCCAAAGGATTCTTAGAAGATCTTAAGTTAAAATATTACGATGAAATCAAGTTGAGGCCAGGCGTATCTAAAGATCAACAAGAAGCTTTTGAATTTTTTAACCGATACAAACAAACAGAAGAGCAGAATGCTGAAAAACACGCTCGATTTAAAAGTAATACTAAAAACTTATTTAACGGTGAATTCAAAGGTTTTGAATACAATGTCGGAGAAAAACGTTTTAGGTATGGAATACAAAATCAAGAGCAGGTTGCAGAAAAACAATCAGACATCAACAATTTCTTAGGGAAGTTCCTAGATAAAGAAGGTAATGTTGTTGATAATAATGGTTATCATAAAGCACTCTACACCGCAATGAACTCAGACAAAATCGCGCAACACTTTTATGAACAAGGTAAAGCCGATGCTGTTAAGGAAGTTATAGCTAATTCTAAAAATCCAAGTTCACTACAGCCAAGGCAAGCTCCTGGAGATGTGTTTATAAATGGATTAAAAGTTAAAGCTATTAGTGGTTTTGATTCTTCAAAATTAAGAATACAAACAAAAAAATTCAACAATTAAAATTAAAAAATTATGGCTAATGTAGCTCCACAATTCGGTTCAATTAAACCGAGTCAAAAACAACAAGCGCTAGAAACAAATTACTTAAACTTCACAAACGGAAGTGGTAATGATTTCGCGCAACAATATTTAC